TGCGCCAATCCTGGGTTACGACAAGGAGCTGAGCGATCGATTCAACCTGATAGCGAACCAGTGGGGAGGGACGCTGGCCGGCATTCAGCCGTGGGCAACGACACCGACGCCGGCCCAGGCGAGGAACTCGCTCGAGTTGCGCAGCGCCGCCCAGGCCGATATCGGTACAACGCTTGGAAACGCCATGCCGGTCGGCGCATTCGGGATTGGTTCTGAGCGTCCTGACCGAGCACCATCGATTCATCGTTATGCGACAAGCGTCGAGATATTCGATTCGACAACTGTTGACTCCGTGGCAACTGGCATTAGCAACGGATCTGTGTTGACGATCGGCTACGACGGATCCGACTTGCGAGGAGCGCAGATGTTTTTCGGCCAGGTGCCGGCATCTACGGTCAAAGGTCGGTGCGGGAAATTCTCGTCTGCCCCTATTTTCGAGTTCTACACGACTATAAACACGACGAGAGCAACCGACGGGACGCTTCGTGCTGCATCGCCGGTCGTGCGTATCGCCAACGTTGATGGGAGCTTGAGACCGGACCTCAACGAACTGGACTTCGAGCCTGCGGGGGCTTGGGGTGTAGCCAACGCAGAGGCCCGCGGCGTTACTGTTCAACGGCTCGCCGTTGGCGTCTACAAGGTCTCTGGTAGCCTGGGGCTAGCGAAAGAGGGCTGGCGCGTGATCGACCCTGCGTCTCCCGACGGCGGTCGCCCACTCGGTATCACTGACAGCGAACAGGCTGAGGATGGGACGGTCACCATCCGGCTCTTCAAACAGCGCTGGACACTCAGTGACGACGGCGAAATGGTGCTCGGGAAGGGCGCCCCACTGGATGTCCCGCTCAATAGTTGGATCGATGTCCGATTGTCGATGCCGGCACCTCCCGAGATGCAGCCCGAGACTCTATGACCAGCCCGCACTCTGCGGGCTTTTTTTTTGTGCCTGGAGATCAGCATGCCTATCACTGAGCAGCAACTGCTGCAAATCCTCCCGAACGCCGGCCCTCGCGCCGGCGTTTTTGTTGGTGCGCTGAACCGCGGGATGACGCGCTTCGGTATCACGTCGCCTGTGCGAGTCGCCGCGTTTCTGGCCCAGATCGGCCATGAAAGCGGCCAGTTGACCCGCCTGGTGGAGAACCTCAACTACAGCGCGCGCGGCCTGGCTGCGACCTGGCCGATTCGCTACCTCGGCGCCGACGGGCAGCCCAACGCGTTGGCGCAGCGCCTGGCGCGCAATCCTCGGGCCATCGCCAACAACGCCTACGCCTCGCGCAACGGCAATGGCGACGAGGCCTCCGGCGACGGCTGGCGGTACCGCGGGCGCGGGCTGCTACAGATCACCGGCCGGGCGAACTACCGCGCCGCCGGCGCCGGGCTGGGCCAGCCGCTGGAGCAGGAACCAGAGCTGCTCGAGCAGCCGGAATTCGCTGCGCTGTCGGCGGCCTGGTGGTGGGCCAGTCACGGCTTGAACGACCTGGCCGACCGCGGCGAGTTCGCCGCCATCACTCGGCGCATCAACGGCGGCACGAACGGCCAGGCGGAGCGCCTGGCGCTGTGGGAGCGGGCGAAGAGGGTGCTGTCGTGATCTCCGCCCGTCCTTTATCGGTCGCGCTGGCCTGCCTGCTACTGCTCGGCCTCGGCGCCGCCGGCGGTGTCTGGCTCGGCGCGCGGCACTACCGGCCGCAGCTTGATGCTGCGCTGGCGGATCTGGTCGCCTGCCGCGCCGCCAGGGGAGGCCTGGAGGACGCAGTGGCGGAGCAGGTCCGGCAGGTTGCCGCGCTGCGTCAGGCTGGCGAGCAGCGCGCCCGGGATGCCGCGCAGGCTGTGGATCGGGGACGGCACCAGGCCGCGGAGCAGTATGCCGAAGCCCAGCGCCTGGTACGTGAGCGAACCGCCGGCGGGCAGTGTGCGGCCGCCGAGGCGGTCATTGATCAGGAGTTGGGTCTATGAGGGTGGTGCTAATGCTGGTGATGGGCGCGCTGGCGGGATGCGCCGGCCAGGTCGAGCCTGAGCCGCGCACGGTGCGCGTAGAAGTGCCTGTTGCGGTGCCGTGCCGAGTGCCGGCGGTAGAAGTGCCGGCCTGGGCAGCGGCTGGGCTGAAGAAGAGCGACGACCTACAGACCAAGGTCCGTGCGCTGCTGGCCGAGCGGCGGCAGCGGATTGGTTACGAGGCGCAACTCCTGGCTGCGAACCAGGCCTGTCAGAATTAGGAGTAGACTACGGCCTTTTCCTACGGAGCAGGGCGATGCTGGTCATTCGATTCAAGGGCTGGTCGGTGAAACTCGACCACCAGGTGGGTGGAGCAGGGAAGTTCGGCATCTGGTCATTCCACGGCTCGGAGAGCAGCTACGTCCCAGACATGCAGACGATTCTCCGGCATGCAGCGATCCGGCCGGCGGAGCCGAAGGAAAGCGGCGAAGTCGAGGTATTCATCTGCGACGCGCGCATGCCGCAGAATGAGTGGCGTGCCATAGGGACGGGCGTTGCTGCCTATGAGGCGGAGCGCTGAGTCTAACTCCGTCTGGGTGTGGATGTTGAGAGCTAGCTGTTTTGCTAGTGGTTGCGGTGTTGTTGGCTACCGAAACTGCGCGCTCGAAGCACGGAAGGAACGCCATGGATATCGAACGGACGCATATTCACAGCCAGCACGGCATCAACTTCAGCTTGGCGATCATTCGCCTCGCATGGGCGGAGCGCAGCCGGCTGCTTCACATGAAGTACTGTCCGTCAGTGAAAGCCAGTCACGCGACTGCTGATCTTGCGGTTGAGGTTTTCGACCGGATGCAGGCAAAGGACCGACCTTGCATACTGAGGGTTTTTGTCTCGCTGCCCCTGACCCGAGCTCAGGCTGACTCTCTGAACCAGCAGCGTGTCACCGTTGCTGGCATGGTCGGTATGCTTGCGGGTGTAGCCGGTAAACGCATCAACACTTTTGTTGGAGTTGGCAGCGGCCTTGCAGTTCGTTGGGCGACCCAAGAGAGTCTGCCGACTTACCACTCCGGTGATGTCGTAATCAGCGTTGAAGGGGAGGTGTCCGGCGGGATCGGGCCTCAGCATTCGGTCAAGTCGGAGATCGTCCAAAGCGCGGGAGAGCCCGCATGAATGATGTCATCCAGTTCGCCATCTGGACTGTAGTCATTGTTGCGGTCGGTCACCTAGTGCGCAACAGGGAGGTCCGTAAGTGGCTTGGGATCGCTGTGTTTGTTGCGGCTTGGGTGCTTATTCTTCGATTCTCCTCGGTTAAGTTGGCAGGCTTTGGTCTTGATATCTTGGGGATTTGCCTTGGCATCCTCGGGGTTGACCTTTTTTTTCGACGGGACAAGTTCTCAAAAGCAGATGAATGATGGCGCGCAGGCCGGCCGAAGTGATGGTATTGAAAAACACTACGTCAGCCCAAGACCCTGCCCCCGGCTTGGCCGTCTGGTAATGGACAAGCGGTGTATAGCCGATGACGAACAGAGGATGTTCAAGTTATGGAAACGAAAAAACGTCGGGGCCGCATCTGGCTCTTCCACATCGTATTTTCCTGTCAGATATGCGTCGCCGCCGAGGTCTCGGACGGATTGGAGGAGCTTGCCCGTGGCACCGTCATTCTCACTGTAATGGGCACTTCAGCAACCGGCCACACAAGCGATCATTTCGGGCACAACAGCTATGCCTATGCCCGCGAGGACGCGGCAGCATTTGTAGCCTCAGAAGGAGCAATCTACGGCGTGCAACTGGAGCGCGCCTGGAGGAAATATCAAGCCGACACTCCTGAACCCAGGCTGGAACTGAGCTCCTTTGCTACCGGCCTATTGGCACGTAGTGAGATGCAGTGATGGCGGCAGCAAGCGCTAGGGCGGAAAGCTGCGATATCACTATGCCTGGCCAAAGATGGCAACGAAAGGATGGCATTCAATCGGGGCTTTTCATGTCATCCAAGCTCTTGCTGCTGGTCAAACTACTGGTATGCCTGCCTGTCCACGCCGGGATTGACCTAACGCGGGATAGGCAGGACCACCCCGTTATTGCCAGCAGTTTCTACAGTTCGATATTGCTGGCGACAACGACCATCGGCACCAGCGACCCAAGAGAAGGTACAGAACTCTCTGGAGACGTATCCAAGGAAATCAGCAGCTACGACCGGAAGCTCAAGCTGGCGCATGACGATGCGGCCGCTTTCATCGCTAGCAACGGCGCGATCCGCGGTGCGATGCTGCAAGCGGTGCTGGACACCTTGCGCCAGCGCGCCGAGCTTGCGCGCTACAGTGATCTGCAACTGGCGTTGGCGGTATTGACCTATCCGCCCCGCTAGCCGCTGGTGCTAGTGAAAGGGCCTATAGGAGATCCGCGGCTAGGATGACTTTGCTACGGATTTGCTACAGCAAATTGAGCTTATTTCGTATCTATATGATTTTATTAGGTAATTTTTTCTAGTTTGACCGATCCATCATCGGCGCAACGGAGAAGCGGCGTGAGAGGGCGGCGGGGGCGTTGGTCGGTTCTGGGCGCATCGGGACTTCGGTAGGGAGAGCGGAGCAGGGCGAGGGATTTTATCAGGGATGGGGGTTGGCGGGGGGCTTGGGAGTGGTTGTTCCTCGTTTATGGGCCCACAAGATGGAACCTACCGGCTCCTTACTGCGGCAGCGGTGCGGCTCGACATCTCCTGGCCAGTTGTTCTGCCGCCGGCCAGCCAGCAGGAGTCGTCGGCATGGATGATGGGGCCATTCACCCAGCATCTCCTTCGACGGATCTTGCCTATCTCGCAGCCGACGTCCACCAGTGCGCCTTAGAACTCTCGGCTTTCAGAGGGGAGAACAGGCTACTTCGTCTTTAGGAAAATTCTCAATTGAATTGATAATTACTCGTGTTTAACGTGTTGTGAAATATGATGCAAGTAGGGGAATGAGAAATGAGTAAGGCACCTCTAAATCTAGTTTCTACTACGATCTACGGCGACAACACCTCTATAGATGGGCTTGGAGATCCTGCTGGAGGTGGCACTGGAAAGGGAAGGCGTGTTCCTGGTGTCGAGGCTAGCGAATATCCATTTCTACAAGTCATGCAGGAAGAGTCAATTGTTCGTAGTGGAATTGAAAAAGATGGATACCCAGAGGTCAAGAAGAAAACAGAGAGTAAGATGAGGTCCGCTGCTGCCAAAGCGCGCAAGGCAGCGAGAGATAAATGGTGCTAGGGGCGCTGCCGCAGGATTGTCGGAGCAGATCTTATTGAGAGCGGCAGGTGCTACTCAGACTCTAGCAGGAACCTCTGATAAAGATTTTGGGGCTTGGTGGGCGGGTACTCCGTATGGCGACAATCCCGTTGATCAGATATGGATTAAGGCGGGAATAGACTATGCGAAGTCGAAAGGGTACTAATTTTGCTCTGATAGGGCTCTCGTGTTTGGCTCTGGGGTTGTTTGGTTATATATATTTCACTTCGCCAAGTATGCCTTCTCCAGCAAGGATTGTCTCTGTTAAAGTGGTTGGAAATGGCGGGGCTATATACGAGGTCCTATATGTCTCTGGTGGGGCTACAGTTCCGTTTGTCTATCGCTATTTTTTGATGGAGTTTCAGACTGATGATGCTGAGGCTCTGAAGAAGCTGAGAGGTGCAGAGCCCTTTCTGGTAACGAAGAGTCCTAATGCTGTGCGTGAAATTCATGGTGATCGAGCAGATTTGTATGTCACGGATACTATCTATAAGTATAGGAGTCAGGGATTCTTTATTATCGAAGGGCGACTGGTACCCATTAGGTTCAACCTGAAGGCTACCATGCCTTGACAAATGAAGCGCCGTCACCGCAGGGATGGGAGTGTGGTGGCGAAGTTTTTGTGCTTTAGGATGCAGCAGTCCCTGGTCACATAGGAGTTCCAACACCTCTGCTGGACACCATTCCCTGCCTGCTGAAAGCGCGACTCCCATTATGCGTAGCTGGTCGAGTATCGTTGCCTGTGCCATATCGTCGGTGGCGAGCAATTCCAACTGTCTACCATGGGCGTCCGAGAACCCAAGACCTTCCAGCGAGGCTCGTATGCTGTTAGCCAATCGCTCGATGCGGATGACATCCCCATCAGCCTTCTTGACATAGGCTGCGACCGTTTTTCAGTCACTGACAAAACCTCCGTAATATAGTGCTTACACTTGGTACATCTGGAAACTCTCCGAAGAGACTGGCGTGGCCTCAATGCGCGCGGGACCCACTCTTCCGGATGTGCACGTTTCCCGAGCCTGGCCTGCCAGACAACGCCGCTCCCAATGCCTGGAGGTTTGCGTAGGCGTAGAACCAACGAGAGCCGTGGCAGCTCCTGGCCCTGCCGGTGTGCCCCTGCCGACCTAGTTCATTTGAAATATTGCGATCCAGGCTGGGGCCAGTAAGATGGGCCGTCCGACGACCCGCACCAGCCTCTATCAAGGATCGATGCATGAGACTGCCCCGCCCGCGTTTTGCCCTTTCCGCCGCCTTGCTGCTTTGCCTTTCCGGTTGCGTGTCTGAACTCGATTCGGGCGCCTATGGCAGCATGGACGATCCGCGCAACGCGCAGATGCTGGACCTGGTGGACCAGGCGCTGAAAGGGAACATGGCCGTGGTACTGGTGGCCGACGTGATGCCGCACAAGTCCCTGAGCGATGCGCTGACCATGACCCAGTGGACGCCAACGGCGATCTGGGAGTACGAGAAGGACCCGAAGGTGACCTTCGGCCGCAAGTTCCAGACCAACGCGCTGCAGCGGAAGCCCGACGAGACCTATCTGTTCAAGGCCTTCGAGGTGCATATCCTGCCGCCCGGCAAGTACCTGCTGACCGGCGGCGACGACTACCAGATCCATGGCTTGCTCGACCAGGTCGGCGCCCGCGGCGGTCCGCCCGGTTCGGGCCATGGCGCCAACGGCACCGCGTACCTGTCCCCCGAGCTGTATCGCGAGTACTACCGGGAAGAAGTCTGGAAAGATGCCACCTATGGCAGCGAGATCAAGACCGAGAAGGTCTGCACCGCCGTGCATGTGGCCTCGGGCGCCTGCGTGAGCTGGGGCGAGCAGCAATACACGCAGACGACCCAGGGCTCCCAGGCCGGCTATTACCAGCAGACCGACTCCCGCGACGTACCTTCGATCAAGATCCAGGCACGCTTGCCGGTCGACAAGGCGCTGGCCAGCTTCAGCGTGCAGGGCGGGCAATTGCTGCTGGCCCCGCGCATGCACCTGAAGACCCCCGGCTACAAGTACCAGCAGTCGAAGTGCCGGGCGATCGATCCGAAGAAGATCGAATGCCCATTGGAAAACCTGACCGTCTACACCTGGCCGGCGCCGATGGACTTCAGCCAGTCCCTGATCGCCCAGCGGGCTCTGAGCGACAAGCACCGGCAACTGCTGTCCAGGCTCCAGCCCCTGCAGATCACACCGCTGCGCAAGCAGGGCATGGAAGACCCGGTCTGGGGCGTGCCGCTGTCATTGAAATAG